TCATTCCTGTTCCTGCAGTTGGCGGGCGCTGAGCACCGGATAGGTGAAGCCCAGCTGGCGTGCGCGCGCAAGCTTGGCATCGCGCGTGTACAGCAGCTTCCAGTTCTTCTCGGGCTTGTAGCTGTAGGCGGTCGTGGCGCGGTCGCCACCACGGTTGCGCGCCTGGCTGCGACGCCAGGCACGGTTTCTTGCAGATTCCATGATGTGTTCTCGTGAGTACCGGGTTCAGCAGCCGCGGTAGTACGAGTGGCGCGCAGCATACACCGCGCGCACAAAAAAGCCCACGCATTGCTGCGCAGGCTTCTTGATTCATCACAGTGGTCGGGACGGCCGGATTCGAACCGACGACCCTCTGCCCCCCAGGCATCGTCACTGATTGATCCATCATATTGATCTGTAAGGGTTTCTGGCCTGTGCGAGGCCTCCCAAAAGTGCAGATTGCGCCCCAATCCGATCAATCACTTACGCACGGATAGGGTGCAGCCTGGCCCTACCCCATCCACCCGAATGGCGGATCCAAGTCAGCCTTGGCCAGCCGGTTCCCGCGGACCTTCTCCTGCCACGCCAGGATCTTGGCGACGTCCTCCCGCAGCCTCGCCTCGTGCCTGGTCACCCATAGCTCGGCCCCTGCCCGGCCCTGCTCGTAGCTGCTGCACCAGCGGAACGGACCGCCGGGGCCATGCCGGTGCCGATCCAGAGAGGCGATCCAGATGCCATCGTTCACCCGCTGGGCCATGGCCACCACCCACACACCATGGCAGGCGATCACGGTCAGGGGGTCATCCGGGCGGCTGGCGGACCTGGTCGTCCAGTTGAAGTCGGCGGGTAGCGGCATGGCCGGGAGGATACGGCCGGCCGTCGCAGATCCTGCGAACGGGCCAGCCACCTCCCTGAACCATTTGGCCAGAGTCGAGCCCGACTCGACCCTGCTTCAACCCGGTCGGGTCAGCCGGGCGCCCGGTTGGGGAACGCAACATGGGGAGGCGTGAAGTCTGCCGTGTAGCGCCCCACACCCTTGGTAAACCGGACCTCGTCGAACGTTCCGACCAGCTGGGTGCCAGGCACGAGGACGCCATTGATCTTGTCGCAGCCAATGGTGAAGGGCGTGCCGCTGTAGTCGTAGGACTGCGGCATTGCGACCTGGCCAGACATCAAGCCATCAACGAAGATCCGCCCCACGCCGGCAACGCGGCTCACCGCGACGTGGTGCCATTGGCCATCGGCAATCGTTGCGACGGACGAAACCAGGGGGGCATTGAAGTCAACCAGCACAAGCCTGCCAGCAGAATCCGCAGCCAGCTTCCAGGTTCTACGGGCGTCCTGATAGAAGCTGATGATCGAACCAAGCCCGGCGGGGGCCGCCGGGCATCGCACGAAGCACTCGGCAGTGAAGTCGCCGGTTCCAACGGCGAACACCGGCGAAGACACGTAGTACACACCGGCCCCCGGATCGGGATTTGCCACGCCATCGACGAAGCGCCCCGGCACGATCTGGCAGCCGCCTGGCTGGATCACCAAGTTGCTGTGGGGCAGAGGCGCAGAGTTGATGAATGTGCCATCAGGTCGCACGTACACCGGGTCGAAGTGGAGCAGCAGCACCACACTGGCGTAGTAGTCGTCCCCATACATCACCTTTACCTGGCCACGCCAGATGGCACTGCGACCTGCCGAATCCTTGGCTTGGATGGTGAGATTGAATGTCGCTTCCTGGTCGATGCCAGAGACCAGCTGGTGAGTCCAGGTGAACTCATCCACGAAGAGGGCCTTGTTCTCCCGATGCCTGATCCCGCGGGCCGCGACATTGACGAACAGGCCCGGCTCAGGCGGAACTGCGGCCACGGTGGACGGGTACACCCGATTCTTCGATGCGGACATGACCGCATTCCCCTCGCTCGTCGCGACCAGCTCCCCGGTGCTGCGGCGCCATTGCAGCTGGACAGCAGCGCCCGCGTTTCCTTCGGAGCTGGCCCCCTGCCGCACTGCGCAGGTGGCGGAGATGGCGCGGCCGGGGATCGTCGGGTACCGTGCGACGTTCTCGATCAGGGAGCTGCCATAGGCGTCCAAGTACCTCGCAGCCTTGGCACCGACCGGTGGATTCTCGGTTCCAATGACCCAGCCAGGCCCCTTCTGCCACATGGTGTCCCCATCCTCGAAACCGGGGTTGGGGATCACCGCAGCAGTTTCGAGGTAGGCGGGCCAGGACAGCACGATCTCACCGGCTGCCGCGTCGTAGGCGATGCCCGATCCGTTGGGAAGCGGGTCGCCGTCGATTATCGCCACCGAAACACCGCCGATCGGGTTGTGCAGCTTCAGCCGGCCCTGGTATGCGTCTCCCGGCTTCGCAACAGGCAGCTGCCCGTCAATGAACATGGCGAGGCGGCCGGAAACCTGGTCGAGGTCAGGCCTATCGAAGATCCGCATGTTCACGCCCTCCGGCCGACCAAGTACACCCGCAGCCCCTTCGCCAACGCGTTTCCAACTTGGTCAACGTCGATGGTGATCTCATCGCCGGCGAAAAGGACATCGCCGCCTGGCGCATACACCGCCGGCGTTGCTGCGGTCGTGGTGGTCCGCTCGTTGTTGTCGAAGGTGAGCCGGGTCGAGAAGATGCTGGTGCCGTTGCGGTTCACGTCCACCGTCAGTACGGTGCCCGCTGCCTGCGCAACCGCGAGACTGGCATAGCAACCACCGGCCAGCACCGAATCCAGCACCATACCGAATGGCATGAAGTAGCTATCTTTCGCAGTGCCGGTGCCGATGTTCGTTCCGATCAGGGCGCTGCGGTCCTCCAACTCGATCACGATCTTGTCGGGCGTTTCGACAGTCCGCAGCAGATCGCCGGAGGCCAGCCATGTACCAGCATCCGGCGCGATGCAGGATGCGCTGATAGGTGATCCAACAACGCGAGTCTTCGCGCTGAACCCAGTGGCGGCGATGACCTGGCCGGTTCCTTCAGCCACCAGCGTGACCTGCCCGGCTCCCATCTGGGCAACCGAGAAGAACTGTCCTTCCTTCCAGTCGGCGCTGCCGCCGGTGTTCGCCCGCATGGTGAGGGTGATCGGCGTGGCCGAGTTGGCCAAGATCAGGGTGTTGTGCATGTCCCCGGCCAGCGTGGTGTTGCCGGTGACGCTGACGATCCGCGGCGCAACCGTGTAGACCGGCGGTTCACCGATCCACGGCCTGGCGTAGCCGCGCAGGGTCGTGAAGCCTCGCACGCCGTCGCCGAGGGGCGGATTGAAGCGGATGGCCGGGGGAGCGCCGGCAGTACCTGGCACGATCATGAACTCCCCTACCCCATCCGCATCGACTGGGCGGGACACCTTGTAGTTGCCGGCACCCGCAGTGATCTCGACTGCGGTGTCGTAGAACAGCGGGCTCAGCACGTCGGCCCCGGCCAGATGGAAGTCGGTCACCTCCCCGTCGCCCTCGAACGTCCACAGCCTCGGCGTGATTCCGATCGTGCCGCCACCGCCCTGGATCTGCTCGATCAGCACCAGCGCACTACGAAGGTTCAGGGCGTCGGCCAAGGCCGTGGCGTCGCCCACGTTGGTGATGCGGCTGCCCTTGGCGTCCCAGACGAACTCGCCCGTAACCGGGTCCTGGACCAGCTGCATGCCGTTGTCCAACAGCTGCTGCAGCTGCATCACCCGGTAGTCGAAAGCGTCTTCGTGGATCTCCGGCAAGAACGCACCCTGATTGGTGATGTCCGTGGGCTGGTCCATCGGGACCGTGCGCAGGATCAGGATGTCGGCATTCAGCGCGGGCGCGACGTTGAAGGTCACCTTGCTGGCCGGCTGGCGCAGCCCAGTTACCGTGTACTGCGCCGGCGGCACCAGGTTGTAGACCGGGTGCGTGCCGGTGAACACCTGGATGTGGCTCGACAGGAACGCCCTCGGCCCGTTGAACGCGGTGGCGACGCCGTTCCCCACGTAGGTCTTGCGGCGGTCATTTGCGGAAATGGTCATGGGTGCATCGGCTCCAGAAAGAAGAAGCCCCGCATCTGCGGGGCTCAGGGGTCGGTGAAGGGGTTGGTTACTGCTTTTCCTTGGACCGCTTGTAGATCACTCCTTCTTCGGCGGCTCCTGCATTGCCCAATTAAGGGCGGACACATCACGCCCTTCTCTCTCGGCCTGAATCAAATCAATGGTCTTGTTGATTTGAGTTGAAGGAATACCGGTAGCTTGACCTGTCAGATCGATGCCAACACGCACGGCCGCCCTATCCAACTCTCCCTGCCCGGCCTGCTCATACGCGTCGTAGATGGTAGAGAACATGGTCGCGATGGCACCGCCGCCGTCGTACCCCCTGAGATTGGCCGAGAGCTGGTTGAGCCCCGGAATGGTGCCGAGCATGCCGAATGCGCCTTCCTTGAGCATCCAAACAGCAAGATCGTCGGCGATCCCGTCGTCGTCTTCGTCATTGGGCAGCTTGCCGCGCAATGCTGCGGTGATCAGGTTTTCCAGAACCAGCAGCATGAACATGTGGGTGCCCCACTTCAGTGCCTGCCGTGGGCTACGGAAGTTGGTCGTGCGGGTACGCTCATAGATCAGATTGCCCTTGGCAAGCATGTAGCCAGCCAGCATCGTCGTGCTTTTCACCCATTCTGATTGACGGGTCGAGTCATTCAGCGTGCCTCGCTGAAGCGGCGTCTTGTCGACAAAGTCCTGGGAACCCTGCGCCCGTGTAACAACGTCGTCAGCGTAAGCGCGTGCTTTGGAGGTATCGCCGCCGAATTTCTCCAGGCCCACCTGCTCTGCTGCCAACCAGGTCTGCACGTCCACAATGCGCTGCACCTGCCCCATCATCGCGTAGCCCCAACGGATCGCCGCTGCTCGGCCGGCGGCAATCCTGCCCGCCTTCGCGTCCATTACTTCCTGCACCGCGTCTGCGTGCGTCTGAGCCCGCAGGCGCATTTTCGTGGACGACTCATCAACGTATTGGTAGGACTTGCGCGGGTGACGAAGCATGTTCTGCAACGCCTGCCACATCGGCTTGGCGCCAAGGATTACAGTCGATTGGGATACGCCCGTAAGCTGCAGCATTGCCGATGACACACGCCACGTCAGAACCGCTGCTGTGAAGTTCGAGCGGAAGAATCTCGCAGCCTGTTCGGCCCACATGCGCGGCGCCATCTCGCCAGCTGCAGCATCCTGCAACCAGTAGTCCAGAGCCTTTCGAAGTTCGAGCATCCCAGTATCAGCAAGCGCTTCAGAGAACTTTTGGCCATTCAGGACGCTATGCACATAGTTCACGCCGTCGCCCAAGTAGAGGTCGCGAATTACATCCCGCAAGTGCGTATCCAGCACGTTTAGTTCCAACCTGACGGTACGCCCACCGCTACCTACGCGCTCAATGGTATGGCCATCACGCGTCTGCGCCCGCAGGTTCGCCCCAACGCCAATCGCATTGAAATAGTCTTCGGCTTCTTCTCGAACCGTTCGCACTGAGTCAGATTGGAACTTCAGTGGGTAGTAACCTCCCTGCACGACGATGGTGCTTCCGTCTCGCGTCGTAACCGTAAAGGCTGATCGCTCAACCTTCTCCGGCGAAAGCCCAGTGCGGCGGCGCTCCGTTTCGGCGATCTGCGGCCAGTACGAGTCGATCATGTTCCACGCGCGTTGGACGAATGCCCAGTCCCTCGCGTCCAACTGCCCCAGTAGAGTTCCCACCTGCTGAGCGCTGAGACGCCCACGTACCTGGGTCAGGATCGCCTGTCGATTCCCTTCATTGCCCCAGTTCATAGCCAGGGCCAGCAGGCGCTCATGACTCCAGAGATCGCCATTGACGGATTCCATTGGCCGGGCCCGTGCCATCCGAGATAGTTCCTCTCGGCTGTAGTGAGTGCGGTAGAGATCAGCAAGTGCTTCCTGTGCCTCACGCAGCTTCAGGTCTGTCTGAGCCTGAGCGTCCCGGAGCACCCGGACGGTGTTGTCCCAAACCGGCCCCCCGTCTGTGAACCCATCGAGCTCTCTGGCGATGTCGGTAGCCGCTCCCTGAATTGCCCGGAACTGCATCAACCCGCCAAATGCGCGATCTCCAATGGAAGGAATGCCAGTTGTCGCGTTTCTCTCGCGGCTTCCGGACCTCACTGAGGCGGCCATCTCAGCATCGATCTTGCCAGCGTCTCGCTCTTCTTTCCCCAGTCTCAAGGTGTTCTTGGTATTGGCCAGGTGAGCGATCTGCTTGACCGTATCCACGATGTCCCTGAGGTCGGCGATGGACATGTCGCTGATGTTGGTCAGCCGCATTTCCTCCAACAGTCGTTGCGGGACGTTAATCGCTTTGCGTGCGGCGTGCTGAGCATCTACCCATTCGGCGAGGCTCTGCCGACGGCGAACTTGCGCGCCTGATATGGGTTTGACCTCAAGCCCTTCAAGCAGGGCGTCCACTTGCTCCAGGTAGTCAGCGCCAGCCTTACCCAGTTTCGACCGCGCCTTGTCGCCGGTCATCTGCTTCAGGTAGCGCTCGATCCTTCCGAACTCCTCCTGCGCGTTGCGGGCTTCAGCGAACAGCACAGCGTTCAGGGCCTGCTGCCGCTTCGCCTGCAGCGCATCGGCGTACTTCCCCGCGGCCGCCGCCTTCGCCGCCGCGCGCGCAGCCTTGCGCTCAGCGACCAGGTACTCATTGGGGCGGATCTGGCGCGCGGTCTTCTCGGCCAGCACCGCCTGCGCAACGGCCTTCAGTTCGCGTCGGTTCGGCCGCGGCTCCTTGGCGAGGTCTGCCAGCACACCCAGCTCGCGCTCCAGCAGCTGAATCTTGCGGCTGCCGTGCACGGCGTCCAACGCTCGCTGCGGCAGTGTGCCGTCGGTCATCGGCTCCCCGTGCCGGGCCTGCATGCGCGCATCAGCTTCCGCGCTCACACCCGCCAGGGTCTGCCGTACCGTCCACAGTCCCTGCACCAGTTCGTCGGCGGAACTGAAGCCCAGCAGGGTGGCCACCTCTTCGGGATGGGTGCCGCCCTTGCGCGCGTAGACCCGTCCCATTTTGTCGAGCAGGCCGTCGCCGTAGGTCGCCGCCAAAACCGCGCGGTCCAGCTTCAGGCCCTGCAGCTGCTCGGGTACCGGCTCGCCGCCGGCTTCCTTTCGGCCAGTCAGCACGCGGTAGGCACGCACGATCGGCGTGGCCTCGACCTCGGCCTCGACCTCGCTGCGGATGGTGGCCAGCTCGTCCTTCCACCAGCGTTCGCGTGCCCGTGCATCCGCTTCCTGCAGCTGGGCCATCAGGTCGGCCTCGGCCTGCTCGCGCGCCGCAGCAACCTGCGCCTGGTAGTCGGCGAACTGCCGCTCGGTCATGCCCAGCGCCTGTGCTTCGGCCAGGTCGCGCGCGATCGGCTCGAAACCGACCCGGGCCTGTGCCGCCTCGATCTCTTCCTGGCTGGCCAGCATGCGGTCGAACACACCGCGCACCTCGTCGGTCAGCTCCACGTCCAGATTCCGCAGGCTGCGGTAAACGCCGAGAATCCACTGCTTGAACTGGCTGAACACCGATTGCAGCTCCGGCGTCGGCGCCTTGCCCTCGCCCAGGTACGCCTCGAAGCCCCGGGCGAACTGTTCGTGCTGGTCGACGCCGATCTGGTCCGCCGACTCGACGCCGAACCACTTCAGCAGGGCGTCCAGGTCTGAGCGGATCTGCGGCGCGGCGTCCTCTGCCGTGGCTAGGTCGCGGTAGACCTCGAGGAAGAAGTGCCCGGATTCGTGCAGGAACGTGGACAGGTCCGCGCCCTTGAACAGGCTGATCTGCATCGCTCGGTCAGTGCCGATCTGGATCTGGCCGCGCGGGGCGGCACCGCCTTGGAACAGGATATCGCCCGCCAGCACCTCACGCGCGGCGGTATCCGGCAGCGCCACGCTCCAGGTCTGCCGCTGCCCTTCGATCGGATCGTCCTGCACGATCTCGCCGCCGGTGCGCTCGGCTTCGGTGCGCGCCTGATCCAGGGTCAGGAAGTCGCGGGCCTGGCCCTGATCGTCGGCCAGCAGCCACTGGCCTGCGCGCTGCACATAGGCGTTGCCTTCGCGCTCGATGGTCTGCTGCCCTCGGCCATCGGTGGTCACTTCCGGCCGGCCGAACAGGCTGCGCAGTGCGTCCATGCCGCGCTGCATCAGCGTGCGCGGCTGTGCCTCGCCGCCCTCTGCCGGTGCCTCCGCTGCATCGATTCCGGCCGCGTAGCGCTCGTACAGCGCCACTGGATCCTGCCCAGTGACCTCACCCAGCCGGCCGAACATGGCGCCCCACAGCTGCGCCTGGCTCTCGGCCTGCGCCGCGGTGTAACGCTCAGTGCCGACCAGCTGCGCCATGACCGACTGCTGCACATGTGCGCGGGCGGTCGCCGCGGTCGCGTCCGGTGCAGGTGCATCCAGCGGCACACCCAGCTCGCGGGCCATGGCATCGATGTCGAGCGTTTCCAGCTCTGCCGGCGACAGCCCGTCGGCAGTGGTGCGCGCGTTGCGCAGGATCTCGTCACGGTTCGGTAGCCGCGGCACGGCGGCCATCCACTCCGCCATTGGGATAACCACCTGGCCGGTGGCCAGCTGCTCCGCCAACGCCGACTCACCGCCGACCATGTCCTGCAGCACCTGCGGTGCGGACTGGAACAGCGTCTGCGCCTGGTCAGCGTCCAAGTACACGCGCGCGTCTTCGCCGGCAACCTGCGCCGTCAGCGCCTTCATGTCCTCCGGCGAGCGCTCGCCCAGCTTCAGCTCTCCCGCAAGCTCGGTGGCGGCGCGCAGGCGGTCGTTGCTCTGGCCCGACTGCATCACCTGGTCCAGACGCTCGTTGATCCACCGCACCTGCCCGGACGCGCGCGCGGCACGGTAGTTGGCATGCACTTCGACCGCGCCGGTGGGGACCTCGGCCAGGCCCTCCATGATGATGTCGCCCCACTTCAGGCGTTCCTCGGTCAGCAGCTGCGCCGTGGTCTCGCCAGCAGCGCCGCCACCCAGCTGCACGCCAGCCTCGGCACCCGTGCGAAGAATGGCCGAGGATGCGCTGCGGCGGGCGTTGTTGATGAAGTGGCCAGCCACGCCGGCAGTCAGCGCGTCGAACACGCCGATGGCAACGCCGCGCTTGGCGGCCTTGTCGCGCGCGGCCGCCATCTTCTGCGGGTCACGCAGGAACTGGCCAACCGCGTAGGCGTCGGTCGGGTCGACCTTCGCGTCCTGCATGGCGTCGGCGATGCTGGCGCCGAACTCGGTCAGGCCCGAGCCGGTGCCGGCCGAGGCAGCGGTCACCACACGGCTGCCGCCGCCGGTGGCCGCGGTCAGTGCCAGGCCCGGTGCGCCCATGCCGATCGACTGCCCCAGGGTGACGGCGATGGCGCCCAGCGTGTCAGTGCCGCCGCCGGCCAGCTCTCGCACAGCACCGGTGAAGCTGCCCGCCTTGTTCGCCCGGTCGAAGGCCTGGAACCCGCGTTCGGTGCTGGCGCTGGTCACGTCCGCGGCCTGTGCCCGGCGTTCCTGGTCTGCGCGCAACGCGGCTTCTTCGGCCGAACGGTCAGTGGTCAGCCGGCCGGTCGCCGGATCCATGACCGCAGGGCCATCCGGCAGCAGCGAGAGCGCATTGGCCTTGCCGCGCTGCCAGCCGCTGACGATGCCGCCGATGACCTGCTCCAGGATGTTCGGCTCGGCAGTGGCACGGGCCTCACCGGTCACCAGCGAATTGGCATAGGTGGCCAGCTTCGGGGCTTCATCACTGGCCAGTGCCATGCGCCGCGGATCGCTCAGGAAGTCGCCCACGTGCGGCGATGCCCGGCCGGCGTCGTCGATCTCCTGCCGCCGGGCGTCCTGCTCGTAGTCGGCAAGGTTGGCCGCCACCACACCGAAGGGCTGACCAAGCTGGTCCGACAGCTGGTTCGCACGCGCGGCTTCTTCCGGCTTCTGGCTGGTGCCGGTGTAGGCGGCACGCAGGGCAGTCTTGCGCTCGACCTCCACCTCGTCCCAAACGGTGTCCCAGTCCTTCATTTGCTGCTGCCCCTCTGCTTGATGATGCCGCGGGTAATGTCGGCGTCCGTCGGATTACGCCCGTACTTGGCGATGTAGCTCTGCCGAGCTTCGTCGCGCTCTTCCTGCGTTACCTTCAGATCGAATTCGACACCGCGGCTGTAGATGCCGGCCTTTACCGTAGGGTTTCCGACGATTTTCCCCTTCTCGTCGCGCTTGCCCGGGAGCCGGCCCTTGTCCATCGCGACCGCAAACTGCCTAGCTACGGTCTGCAACAGGACGTCGGCTTGCTCCGGTGTCGGCTTCTTGCCGGTGGATTGCACAAACTCGGTCTGTGCGTTCTGGTAGGCAATGCGGAACTCGCCGCGCAATGCGTCGCGCGGCTGATTGTCCTTTTCGGATCCTTTGCCACCGGCATCGCCTTCCACAGCGATACCAAGCATCTGGAACCCACGCTTCAGCCGATCATCAGCAGTCATATAGTCCGCGCGCTTGGCGGGATCATTGACCTTGTTCTGGTCCTCCGCCAGCGACTTCAGCGTCTTTCCGCTGAGCTTGTCTGCGTACTGCCCGAGCGGCAGCTTGGCGAACTCGTTGGGCTGTAGCGCCTGCATGCGCTGGATGTTCTCCAGTGTCGCGGGATCGTCCTGCACGGTCGCTCCCTCGGCGACGATCTTTCGATAGCGATTTACCGACTCATACAGCGCGGGGTCCTGTCCCACCAGCGCCAGTTCGGCCGGAGCCAGCACCTGCGACAGCGGCACGCTCGCGCCGGCGGCAGCCACCTTGTCGTAGATAGACATGGCCGCGGCCTTCTTCGCCTGCTCCAGCCTGTCTTTGCGCTGCGCGTAGATGTCGCGCAGATAGCCCTCGGTTGCAGCACGTTGATCCGGCGGCATGGTGCGCGGGATCGCAGCAATGGCATCGGCCAGCGTCGAGGGTGCGGCAGTTGCAGCGGCAGCGACCGGCGCTCCAGACGTGGCGCCCTGCCCCGCGGATGACGCCCAGCGCGCAGAGCGCCCCATGACCTGCCGCACGTACAGCGCGGTCTTCGGGTTCTGCGCCGAGCGGCCGCGATTCACCACCGCGTCGGCACCGCCCTCACCGGCGAAGTGCGCCGCAATGGCGAAGGCCCGGCCGCCCTTGGCCAGCCGTTCCTTGTACTCGCGCGCGGCGCGGCGGGCCGAGGCGGTGGCGTCCTTGCGGTCGATGCCGCCGGCGCTGGTGGCGCGGTACTGGAAAAGGCCGGTGGCCTGGTCGCCGTCGTCCAGAACCTCGCGATTCACTGCATCGGCGCGGAAGCCCGATTCCTGCTCGGCGAGCGCGTACAGGTCTGCGCGGCCGGCCGCATCCAGCCCCTCGGCCTTCGCTGCGTCATCGATCGCCTTGGCCACCGCGGCCGAAGGCACGCCCCGTGCCGCCGGCGCCGGCAGCGGCTCGATCGCACCACGTCCATCGGCCAGCGACTGGGCCAGCTCATAGGCCGCGCGGTCCTTCACCACCGGGTAGAGCGTGCGCTCGACCTGCGCACGGTCCTCTGGCGTCATCTGGTCCGCATAGCGGTGGTAGTAGTCCTCCGCTGCGAACGGGTCGCGGGTGACCATCGCCGTGGCCGTCTGCTTGCGCACGGAAGACACGATGCCGCGCTCGCTGGCCTTGATCGCCTCCGCCCCCATGCCCTGCGTCTGGTAGGCGGCACTGGCGATGCCGACAGCCTCCTGCAGGCGAACGTCGGCCAGGCCGAAGTCGCCGGACATGCCGGCGCTGACCGCGTCCTGGCCGATGTTGTCGATCGTGGCCTTGCGCTCGGTGGCCTCGTAGGCGCTGTACTCGCGGTCGGCGTAGCTGTTGAGCCGTCCCTGCACAGAGTCGCGGAACGAGAACGACACCTGGTCGAACCGCTGCTGCTGCTCGGGCGACAGCCGGCTGCGGATGGACGACACACGCTGGTCGAGATCACCCAGCAGCGCGTCGTGCGCCTGAAGGGCGTTCTTGCCTTGGTACTTGGCGATGCCGTCGGCGTTGGCCGGGTTGAAGGTGTTCCCTTCCCAGTCTGACAGTTCGCGTCGTGCTTCCATGACGGCGGTCAGGTCGGCGCGCTGCTTCTGCTGCTGGAACAGATCGGCGGCCGCCTGGCCGACCGCGCCAGCGGTTCGGGTAAGCGGCGACAGGTCGACCTGTGCGGTGTTGCGGACCTGTGGGCCAAGTTCGGCCTGCACCTGCGGCCCGCTGGTGCGGGGGATCAGGGTCGCCATGTTACAGCCCCCAGCCGCGCGAAATGCGCGCGTTGTTGCGCATGGTGATGCTGTTGGCCTGGGACGACAGGTTCCCAGCACCAGCCGCCCCCGCCCTGCCCATACCGCCGATCCCCATACTGGCTGCGCTGGCAAGCGAGCCCAGGATCGTACCGGTCGCCTGTGCGTTGCCGCTCCAGCGGGCCAGCTCGCCCTGGGTGCGCTGGTTCTGGGCCTGTGCATTGAAGCCCCAAGCCTGCCGCGCAGCGTTCATGCGGATGGTCTGCTGATCGACCTCACCGAACATCGCGGTCTCGCCCAGAATCTCCGCCGGCGTGCCGAGCGTGGGGTCGATGTTGTTGGCGGCGATCGCGGCGCGCTGCTGGCCGAGCGCAATGCGCGTGCGCCAGGACTGCTGCTCCATTTCGCGGGTGGCCAGGGCGTTGCTGGCGTCGGCGTCCTGCTGCGCCAGCATCGCGTTGTTCTCGGCGATCTGCGCGTTGGCCTTGCCCTGCTGGTTCTGCACGTTCGCCTGGTAGGCGCCGGTGACGAGCGTGGCGGCAATGAGTGCTACGGCTGGGTTGCAGATGACACTTTCTCCTTACTGCCCGGCGCAGGCCTTGGCCTGCCGCAGCTTGATGGTTCGATAGGACGGAGTGCCGTCGGTGCGCCAGTAGCGGTTGGAGCAGATGTGCGACACATGGCTCTGGGTCACGCCGAACAGCCGGCCAATCGCCGTGGGGCGCATGCCGGCCTTCCGCAGTTCCTTGATACGGACCACCTGCTCGGGCGAGAGCTGCGCGAGGCGGCTGCGACGCACATTGACGGCCTGAGTCACGGCCTCCAGGTGCGCCGGGTTGCAGCAGGCACGGTTGCCGCACAGATGATCCAGCACCATTCCGTCCGGCACCTGGCCGTGCAGGCGCTGATAGACCAGACGATGCATGCGCTGCGATCTGTCGGCAGCGGAGCTGGCCCGAGAATATCCATCACGGTCGAGGGAGCAGTCGTCCCCGCTGCGCTTCAGCGGAATGTGGCACGGGCTGGTGTACCCGTGGTCGTGGTGGCGGAATCTATGCACCGTCGGCGCTCCAGTAGAACGGAAGGAAAGGGGCGCTGTCCGGTCCGACCGGCACCGGCGCGAGGAAGTGGAAGCCCAGCCAATGCAGCCAGCGCTGCGCGGCCTCGTTGCGCTGATCGACGACGTTGAACAGCATCGAAGGGAACGCCTGCTGCATGCGTGCCAACGCCGGGCGGGACAGGCGCAGCAGCTCCTTCTGGACCGACAGCGGGTTAAGGCCGGTCGAGCCGACCATCCAGGGCGTGCCGATCCCGCCGAGGATCGAGTAAGGCGTGGCGCCGAACATGCACACAGGCACACCGCGCACCACCGCGGTCCACGCTTCGGCGCTCCCGGCCAGGCCGCGCTGCAGGGCCTCGGCGGGCGTGGTGCGAGCGCATGCCCACAGTTCGGCCACGTCTGCCGGCCGTGCCGCCGATGCGATCGCCTCGATGTGGCCGGCCTCTGCCGGCACCAGCTCTGCGGTGATCTTCATCAGGACGCCACCACCTGGGGCATCAGGGACAGGATCTCCATCGGCAGCGGGTCGTCGCTGATGATGTGGAAGTGACCACTGTCCACGCCCCACCGGCAGGACATGTTCTTCGTCAGGACGCCGGTGTACGCACCCGTGGGCTCGTCGTAGTTCTCGAACTCCCGCTGTGCGATGGGATCCAGCGTGTCCAGCGTGGTCCCGACGTAGACGCCGCGGGTGTTGCGCACCAGCAGCGCGACCTCGAAGGCGAGCTTCTTCATGGGGCGCAGCGGGTCGCCGCCGTTGGCATTGACCTCCAGCGTCTCAATGTGGGCGGTGTACGGCAGGCCGATGTGCACCACGCCGCCGGGACGCTGCAGCTGCACCTTGCCGTCGACCACCTGCAGGTCCTTCTGCACGTTGCCATCGACCAGAGCAACCACGGCCTTGCCCTCCAGGTGGCCCATTCCGGCGATCGTCGAGCGCTGGTAGGTCCAGTCCTGCACAGCGACGCCGCGCAGTTCCAGCGGCACCGAGCCGATCGATTCCACCGTCGCGACCGTGGGCGACACATAGGCCATGACCCGCACGCGGACGTGTTCGTCGCCAATGGCCAGCCGCAGGATGTTGCCCACGTCGCCTGCCCCGCTGAAGATCGCGGCGCCGGTGGTGGCGGTGATCACGGCGCCCTCGTTCCACCCATCGGTGCTGGTCAGCGTCATGGGCGAGCCGTTCGGGCGCCGGCCGTCGTAGGTCAGCAGGCTGTCGGCGTACTTCCAGTCGAGCGGATCGTCGTACCGGGTCGGGGCCATCTGCTCCACGTACTGGACCCATTCGCCGTTGATGAAGCGGCGCACCAGCAGGTAGACCTCGGTCTCGATCTCGCCGGGCAGGCAACAGACGTCCAGCACCTCGCCGTCGGTCTCATGAGGGTGCCAGCCGGTGACCTCCTGCTCGGGCATGTATGTGCAGCCGATCAGCACGCCGTCCGTGCGCGGCATCCACAGGATTGGCCAGGGCGCCGTGCTGTATTCGATGCCGCGGAACGTGTAGCCCTGCACCAGGTGGTCGGCCCAGATGCTGATCTCGTTGCCGCGGAAGCCGTCCTTCTCGAACTGATAGGCCAGATCGCGCACGCGCTGGCCTTGTGCCTGCAGGAACACTGCCGACTCGCCCAGCACCCGGGCCTGCAGGTCGCCGGTGCCATAGGCCGACTGCGGCTTGATCCCGATCGTGCTGGGCGTCACTACGGCGTCCTGCCCGCCGGTGACCTTCCACTCGCCGCCGGTGGTCAGCACCAGCAGGCTGTCCAGCGGCACCAGGTCGCGGATTGCGTTCACCTGGCGCGCATTGATCGTGAACGACACCGCGTCGCTGTCGACGATCGGCGAACTGCGCCCGAAGTTGGGGTAATCGCCGATGTTCGACGCCCACACGGTCTGCGGATCGCCCGGGCTGCCAGCGAACCACAGGCGGTCGCCGAAGAACTCGACCTCACCGGGGTAACCGTAGCGATAGGACCAGGCGCCGACTGCCCAGACATCGGTGCCACCGACAGCGCCCGCCGCGTACTGGGTCACCACGATGTTGTTGGTACCGGTCGGCGGTGCCTCGTAGAAGTTGATCAGATCCGCACCGGGGTCGATCGTCCAGCCCTGTGCCATCACTGCACCTCCTGCGCGACATTGCCGCCGCGGCCGATGCCGCCACCACTGGTGCCGCCGGTGCCACTGCCACCGGGGTAGTACGGATTCGACTGCACCGGCACGCCGTCGATCTTGACCTGGTAGTCCAGGTAGCTGCTGCTGGTGGCACCGGGGATGGCGAACTGTTTCGTGGTGCCGTCGCCGTTGAAGGTCCAGGGACCGGCTACCGGCGGCGGCACGTTGCCGACGATGCTATCGGGGATCCGCTCGATCACCGTGGCGGTGACCTCGAAGGGGCTGGTGAACGCGGTGATCTTCATGATCCCGAACCCACCGTGCACGTATTCCCACTCGACGCCGACAGCGTAGTCGTTGACATTGTCGAACTTCACGTCCTGCGGACCGTCGAACGAGCGGCCACTGTCGTGCACCGGGCGCACGCTGCCGCAGACGTAGTACGGCGTGCCGGCCAGGCCGGTCAGCACGGGTATGCTCACGCAGCGGTAGACCTTCTGGTCGCTTCGGCGGAGCGCTCCCAGCGGCACCTTCTTCTCCGCCGCCACCCAGGGCTTCACCGAGCGCAGTTCCTTTTCCTCGGCATACAGCAGCGAGCCGACCATTTCCGCGGTGAAGGTCGGGACGTTGGTCGTCACCGTCACCACGCCCTGGGTGCCAGACACGGCCAGCAGGGCGGCCTCGTCATTGTTGAACGGGCGGAAAGGGCCGCGTCGGAATTCGAAGTCGCGCAGCTCGAACTGGTCGACGGCCAGACGGCGCAGCTCTTTCTGCGGGATCCACGGGTGCACCAGGAACAGCACATCCGCCGACTGCGTGTGCCGCACCTTGTAGATGTCCTCCCCGGTATAGGGCGTGGCCACCTCAACGATGTCCCCTGCCCCATTGCGCAGCAGCGCACCACCCACCCAGAAACGCATGTAGCCGTCGCCCAGCTCGATCGCGTACTTGACCGTTGTCGAGTAGATGAACGGGATGAAGCGGGTGGCGCGGTCGTTGTGCTTGGCACCGCCGCGGAACAGGTAGCCCGGCCGCTTCTCCCCGCCGCCGGTCGGCTTGGTGATGACGTTCAGACACCGCTTCAGGCTGATGGCGTACCGCACCATGTCGACGCGGCCCTGGAGCCCGGGCGAAAGCTCGCCGCCGGACATGCTCGGTTGCAGCAGACGTGCCATGGTCAGGCCCTCGCCATCTGGGCCATGGACGGCTGGCGCTCGTCCTCGTCGGCCTCGTTGAAGTCATGCGCCGCGGCCTGGCTGAGCGCGAGCTGGTACAGCTGCTTCAGGCCGGATTTGTTGGAGAACCCGTTGGCACCGATGATCGTCGGCGCGCCTTCCTCGGCCAGCTTGCAGGCCAGCGCATCGACGAAGTGCGCCGGGTAGCGCTCCGGGTCTTCCACGCGCGCGACGTAGATCAGATAGGCCTCGGCCCGATCGCATAGCAGCGACGTGCCGTCCGTGCCCATGGCCTGCTCGAACTGGATGCCGTGGCACTGGCGGAACTGCGGCTCGCACCAGCGCGACAGGCGGCGGCCGGCGCGCATGCCCTGATCGTCGGTGATGGCCAGCACGGTGATGCAATCCGCCGGACGGGCGTAGCGGATCTCCCAACCGGGCATCGGCGCCTCAGCGGCGACCGCCAGGCGCTGGGCCTTCATCGCCCACGGCCACAGCCGGTCGGCCAGCACCAGGTCGCGCATCGGCTCCCATAGGCGCGAGAACACGCGCGCCTCTTTGGAGCGCTCGGTGAGCGAAGTGATCGTGATGTCCTGGGCCAGCTTGCCCAAGGCCAGGTTGCAGATTTCAACTTGGGAGGTCATGGCTCACCCAGAAAGAAGAAGGCCGCCCGAAGGCGGCCTTGTGTTGCCAGTGGTGCGATCAGGACGCCGGGGTGGCCGGCTTGCCGTCTGCGTACACGCGCCAGATGCTCGGGTCGAGCGTCAGATACGCGTTGAAGGCACCAGCCGTCAGCGGTCCGGTCGCCACCGTGTAGCGCACGCCCAGGTACTGCTTGTAGTCGCCCGCCGGCAGCGGCACGACCGCCAGGACTGCACCGGCAGTCATGTCGGCCAGTGCCAGGGCGCCGGTGGCGTAGTGCACCCTCGGGTTGGTGGACAGAGCGGCGTTGTCGGCCGACTCCAGGGACGCGACGACGGTGGCAGCGCCTGCCGCTGCTGCAGCCTGGGTGGCGACGATCACCAGATAGGTAATCGCCGGAGCGCCCAAGTTTTCGGTGGCATTCGGCGCAAGGCCGGTGCCCTTCAGGTTCATCACGTTGGTCGAAATGGCGGTCGCGGTGACCGCCTGCGCCGAGGAGAACTCGGCGCGTGCGTCAATGTGGGACATGGGTCTTGCTCCAGTTGTGTGGGTTTACTTTCAGCACCCGCCGAAGCGGGTTCGGTCGGTTACGCGACGGCGCCTTCATCCCAGGCGAGCGCGTCGCTGACGCGGATCGGGATGCCACGGAAGGTGTTCACCGGCTGACCGTTCAGTTCGGTTTGCTTCAGCGCCAGGATGCGGCGGTTGTTGGCCTGGATGTCCAGCCACTCGTAAATGTCGCGGTTGACGTAGATCACCGTGTTCAAGCTCTCCAGGCGCTCGATGCGGTGCGTCGCCTTGATCAGCTCGTTGATCAGCACCAGCTCGGTGTTCGGCTCGGGATCGACCTTCAGATTGCTGACCTTGATGTTCGCCACGCGGGCGATGCAACGCGGGTCCTCAACCGCCAGGCCGGCCTGCAGCGCAAACCAGTCGCGGTAGGCCGGGTACTTGCCGCCGTTGCCATCGTCGACCAGTTCGTCGCCGTAGTCGGTGTGCTGGATGCCGGCCTTGGTGCCCTTGGCGTAGATGCCATACACCGAGTCATCGCCCCAGCCAACGACCCAGATCGAGGTCAGATTGCTGCCAGTGCCCGACAGCTTGATGATCTGGCGCGACAGGTCGCCGGTGGCGTCGGCGTAGCGCTCCTTCAGGCCCACGAATCCGGCCGACTGGATCTTGGAGCCGTTGAAGAACTGCGACTCGAAGCTCTGGCCGATCGCCTCGATGTGGCGGCCGTTCTTCTTCACGCGGAAGTCGGAGACGTTGGTCGACAGCTCAGCCAGCACCTTGTCGACCTGGCCCAGCGACGCGAACTCGGCAGTGGCTTCGGTGATGTCGGCGGCCTTGCCGGTCGACGGCTTCACGCCAGCGTTGAGCTTGCGCAGAACGGCCTCGGGCAGCTGCGTTTCCACGCCGATGCGGTGACCGTTCGTGGTGTTGGCTTCAACCCACGGGATGTCCTGGAAGACCGGCTTGCGCTTGGTCAGGATCTCCGCGATCGGCAGCGGCTTGCCGTCCTGGGTGTAGCGGGTGGAGATGTCGGTGATGTTCGGAACATCACGGGTCAGAGTTGCCATTGTTCAGTCCTCTGGATACGAAAAAGCCGCCAATCGGCGGCCGTGGGATGGGTTGTTGTGTTGGCTCAGTCGCGCTGGCGTGCGGCCGGGCGGTCGGCGTACTGGTACATGCGGTCACCGGTGCTCTGCGTGCCACTGGTGGTGGTACCGCCCAGACCGTCCACCTTGCTGTCGCGAAGGAACTCGCCGAAGAAGGCGAATGCCTTGATCATGGTCGGGTGGTTGCCCCAGCCCAGTTCGTTGAACGCCTTGGTCAGCTCGGGGTCGTTGATGGCCTTCACCGCGGTGGTGGCCAGGCCGACGGCTTCGTCGTACTTGGCGCCCAACTGCTGCTTGGCATCCGCGCCCCACTGCTCCAGCTGCTGCAGGCGCTGAGCCTCCACGGCTTGGTGCAGTGCCGCCGCGTCCTGCCCGGCCATCTGGGTATACAGGTCTACGGCCTCCTGGGCCTGTTCCTGCGTCCAACCCTTGGCCTTGAAGAACTCGGTGGCCTGCCCGAGGCGGTCGCCTTCGAGAGTGAATCCCTCCGGCACCTTGAACGCCTCGTATTGCTCCGGTGCGCCATCGCTGGTGTCGCCCTTGGACTTGCCGGCCTCGCCGCCTTCGTCCTTGGTGTCCGTGCTGGTGGTGCCCTTCGCATCACCTCCGTTCCCCGTACCCTCGGTTGCCGGCTGGCCACTGCCGCCGGTGCCCTGCTGTTCCGTGGTGCTGGTGGTGGTCTTGCCCTCGCCTTCGCCAGAATTTTGGGTGCTGGTCTCGGTGGCGGTTTCAGTCGACATGTTCACTTTCCTCGGGTTGCTGCAGCTGCGACTGCAGCCGCTTCAGTGCACTGTTGGCCTCGGCGCGCATTTGAGCTTCGCGCTCCGGGCAGTTGTCACGGATTGCCAGCAGCCACCACAGGGCGGCCTCCTGCCGGCCGATGGCGCGGGACTGGGCCATCGCATTGGTGTTGAAGGCGCTGGCGTCCACGCCCATTGCCTGCAGGAACGCCCAGACCACACGTCGGCCTACGGGCTCCGACAGTACGCTGCGGATGTCCTCACGCAGCTGGCGAAGCTCCAGCACGGCCAGATGTCGCTCGCGTCGCTCCTGGTCGATGTCCTCCGGGCTGCGACCCGGCCGGCTCATGCTGCACCCTGCATGGCGTCAATCAGCGCCTGGGCCGCCGAGCCTTCCTCGGGCACCGTATCGCTGGCAGTCTTCAGTGCTTGGGTTGCATCCTTCAGCGGCTGCGCGGCCGCCGCGAGCTGCTGCTGACGCTGCTGCTGGGCGCGATCGGCACGAATACTGGCCACTGCGTCGTCGCTGCGGATGATCGAAGCCGGACCACCGACCGCAGTGGTGTATTCGTCGACTACCTGGTCCGCGTCCAGCTTGTCCATCACTGAGGGATCGCCGGTTGCCTGGGCGACGCCGGCAACGAACTGCACCGTGCGCTCGATAGAGCCGACTGCTGCGGCCTTGGCCGCCTGCGCCAGGATGCTGGTGTACTCGATCTTCAGAGGCAGGTCCGCCAGCACCTGCGGTGGGTCCGGGATGCGGCCGGCGCGTTCGAGAAGGCGGAACACGCGGACGATCACCGGGTCGAGAACTTCGTCCGTGATCGACTCCAGCGTGGGCGCCAGCACGGCAGCCTTCTCTTCCTTGCGGGTGGCGATCTCGGTGGCCGTGCGGTCCGTCTTGTCGCCCAGCGCTTCCAGCATCAGGAAGAGCTGATAGAAGAAGGCCCGCTCGATGCGGGCCTCGATGGTGGCGATCTCTTCGCGGATCTGCTGCAACGCCCTGGCATCGGGCGTGTAGACCGGCGCAACGGTGGCGTTGACCGAGTCCTGCGGCAGGTAAACCATGCCGCCCTTCCGCAGGCGCGCGCCTCCGGACCGCTTCAGCGATTCCGGACCCCCGAGTGTGGGATCGGAGAGTTGCTCCATCAGACGCAGCTTTTCGCCTTCCAGATACTGCAGCTGCTTGATGTCACCCAAGCAGTCGACCGCAGGGCTGGTGGAGTAGACGTCCTCCGCCACAGGGTTCCAGCGAGCCACCACGAAAGGCGCTTCGTAGTGCCCGCCGATGTCCAGAATCCCGTGATCGGCGGCGCCCACACCATCGATCCAGACTACCTCGCGGTAGGGTCGGAACTGCGGCGCCTGCAGCCCCAGTGGCCCGATACCGGGGCGCTCGTTGGGATTCGGCTCGATCAGCGACTCCACGATGAACTCGCGATCGCCATTGTTGGCCAGGCAGTCCCGAACGGTTCTCGGCAGCCGGTCTGCACCGTAGCGCTGCTCCAGCTGCCGGGCGGTCTTGGTGTACCGGCGCCACAGCGAGTCGACACGCTGCTGGTCGTCCAGCCCCACCGCATAGGTTCCTGCGGTCAGCGAGTAGAACCGAACCACCTCGCGCGGATCTTCGAGGATCAGCATTGGCGCAGTGCCGAACAGCCCGTCCTCCGTGTAGACGACCGGCATGGCCTTGTAGAAGTTGCTGCTGGCCAAGGCGTCGCGGATGCGCTGCGCTACGTCGTCCAGCCATACCCGAACGCCAAACTGCTCAGACAGCGACGGGTCCGGCGTCTTGACCAGGAACCATGGCTGAGCCTTCGGCGTCATGTGGGACATCATGCCGGCCGACATCGTGCGCAGGACCTCGGTGGCGGTGCTGTTGATCACCTTGGCCCGGTTGCGCTTCCTGGGCTTCGTGTCGGTCTCGCCATAGAAACGGCCGCGGGTCGGGTCCACGTACTCCGACACCTGGCGCCAGTCGGTGTTCCAGTCCGTCTGGTTGTCCTTCATGGCCTTCTTGCGGCGCCGGCAGTGCGCGCGCAGCTCCATCATGTCCATCAGCCTCCCCCCAGCACGGTATTGCGCGGAGCTGTTCCACCCAGCGCGGTTGTGGTCGGTGCCAGCGATCGATAGGCCACAGAGGACGCGCCGCTGCTGGCGTAGGTGCGGCGCTCGTCCTCGGCTTCCTTGCGAGCGCGGCGCACGCGGCCAGTGGGATCACCCACGGCGGTCTTGGTGACGCCGAGCGGGTCGGCGTACTTGCCGGTCTTGTCGCCGAACAGCAGGCCACCTGGATCGATGATCTGGCGCGAGGTGCACATGACGTCAGGCACCCAGTGCCGTCTTGACCGACGCAGTCGGCATCGCCGAGCTGGTGTCACCGGCCAGGATCGTCGACCTGGCGCCGAAGCGCAGGCGCTGCCGCTGGCGTTCGCGGTCACGCTCATTCACGGCGGCATCGTCGATCGACTCGGGCGCCACTTCGGGCGCTGCGGCCACCGGCTTCACCTTGGGGGCGGAGTTGCACATGGGGATTCCTTCAGGACAACGGGTTGTAGGGCTCACCGGCCTGCTGGTCGGCGTGGTCGCGATGCTCCATCGGCGACCCATCGGGGACGGTCGCGGCCGCAGTGCGGTCTTCTTCATGATTCGCTCCAATGGTGGCCAGTGCCTCGGCCTGGGCGTGCTCGGTGGCGCGGGCCCCGTTGACCTGTGCCACCTGGGCGGCGCTAGCACTGGCCTGCTGCCGGGCCTCGTTGCCCTCAGCGCGATCACCGCGCCACACCCAGCCAGCAGCAAAGCCCATCAGGCCAACCACCGGCAGCGCGATCAGCAGGGCGCGGGTGAGGATCATGGGGTTAGAAGCTCGTCGGCTTGGCCACGGCGCGGGTAAGCGCCATCAGGCCGGTCTGGAAGTCCGTCTTGGCGATGGCCGACCAACGGTAGCAATCGCCCTTGTCGCCCTCGATCGCAGTGTTGGTGTCGTTGACCTTGTTGACCAGGGCCTGCAGCTCCTCACCCTTCGCCTTGATCTCGTTCATCAGGTCGATCTCGGCCTGGCTCAGTTCGCGGTAGCCGGTGATCTTGCGGTGCTGGTTTTCCATGACGCCCTCCTGGGATCAGTTGGTGGATTCACACATGCGGCGCTCAGCCGCGCGACGGTTCACAAGGCCCTGAACACGCTTGCCGCCGGCGTACACCCAGCGATCCAGCTCCGGGCACCAGCTCGCGGCGGGCTGGCCGGCGTTGATGCGGCCCACCAGGGTCGAGCGGCAGGCAGCGCCCACGCCCACGTTGTAGGTCCAGCTCAGCACCGCGGCCCACTCGCGTTCGCGCAGCGGCACCTTGATGCACTGGCTGATGCCGGTCAGGTAGCTGCCCAGGCGGCTGTTGAGCTTCTCGGCGCACTCCTGCTCGGTGTAGACCGCCTTGTCCGGGCGGCTGGTGTCGCCGTAGCAGTAGGTGGCGACGCCCACCATGTCGATGTACGGCGTGGGCGAGTAGCCCTCCCACGGCTTCACCAGCGCGGCGGCGGCCAGGGCGATAACGGCCGCGGCGCTGCCGCCGATCACCTTGCCCTTCATCCGATCACCCCGCCGCGGCGCGCCTGGCGCCATTCGCGGATCCACTTCCACACCAGGTAGCCGATCTGGCCCACCAGGTAGATGGCCGTCAGCACCAGCACCGCCTTGTCCAGGGTGAACCCCGATGCGACGGCCGTGGCCACCGTTACCGGCGGCGTGACCTTCAGGGCTGCGGTCCCCACCGCGTCAATGATTTCTCCCCGCATGTCGGTTCCATGGTTGATCCGGTTCGGCATGACGCCCTCCCCGATTGGTTAGATTTCGGTATAGCCGGCGTGCAGCAGTGGGCGCGCGGCCACGTAGGAGGCATGCGCCTCTGCGTGTGTGTTGAAACTACCCAGGCGAATCTTTCGACCGCCTGTGACGATCACCGCCGCAAACCGGGCGCCTTCGCGGCACACTCCGGTGGCATGCCTGCGGTTCTGGATGTTCACTTCCACCGGAACGTCCCGGAGGTTCGACAGCCGGTTGTTACGCTTGTCGCCGTCGATATGGTCGATCTGGTGTGCCGGCCAGGAGCCGTTGGCGAGGAACCACGCGAGCCGATGGATTCGCATGAAGTTCCCCCGCAGCTGGGTGCGCAGATAGCCCTTGCTGTCTGGGTTGCCGACCACCTGCCCCCTTCGACGCACCAGCCCTGTGTCAGGCTCATAGGTCAGGTTTTCCCGGATCCATTCATCCGTCAGGGTCCGCTTCGGCGATCGCTTGCCGTCGGAACGTGCCATTGCAACTCCATAGCAAGAGGTGCCCGTCACCGCAGCCCGGCAGGCTTGGCGAATTGGTCCGGTGAGGGTGGACGGGCGTGGATGGTTGCGGGGGCCGGATTCGAACCGGCGAATCTCCGGGTTATGAGCCCGGCAGCCTGGACCTCTGGCCTACGCCCGCAGGAAGTGCTGCCCCGGAAACGCAGAAGCCCCGACGCGGGGCCGGGGCTTCAGGGACAATTCTTGACAGTTGCAGAATTAGGGCATCTGTCTGTGCAACTTGTCAATAGTTGGGCCAGATCACCATGACTTTGGGCTCGGGATCGCCAACGATCACCGAGGTATCGGCCAGCCTGTACCTACGCTGTTGGCTCGCACCCCACTGGTTGAACTGCGCGTGGTCGATGTGATCAATTCCGCTGTTGATGGCGAACTCTTCGGCTCCAAAGTTCCTCACTCTGACCCGGTCATCTACCGGGGACCAATCGCTTTCGGGTATTGCGTTCAACCATTCGAAGTTCTGCATAGGGAAATAGAGGTTACGCGGCGGCTCTACCGCCCATCCAGTCTACCGCCCGCTGCAGCTCCCGGCGGTACTGCCAAACCGACAGCGTGCCGCCGTACTTCTCCGCCACCATGCGCGCCTTCACCGCCTGGCTGGCCGACACCGTGTACTCGGTGTGCAGCACCAGGGCGCGCAACGGGTGCTGACGCATCATCGAAGCCAGCGCCTGCTCTATCCATCGCAGGTCGTCCGGGATTCCAATGTCCACGGCAATCTCCGGGTTGTCGTGCGGCTTGTCGGCGTCGTTCGTTGACCGCACCGGATCCACAGCCCATGCCGGCAGCATGCCCATGCCCTCCACGCCGCTGCGATCAGCCATGAACCGCCGACGGCTGGAACCGTCTCGCCCCACCAGGTCGCGCAGGGCCCGTTCCCGGGTGCCGGGCGCCATGTCGCGCGCCTTCTCCAGAACGTGGGTGCTGCGGTCGGCGTAGGTCAGCGCGAAGCGGTTGGCCTGCGCATGCCCCCAGGCTCGCAGCTGCTGCACCAGGTAGTCGTCAGTCGCCATCGCGCATCCCCTTCAGCACGCTCTCGTCGAATCGGAACACCGGCAGCAGACCGTCGGTGTCGCAGCCACCCTGCCGTTCCGGTCGGCGCTGGCAGTGCGCCGGGCTGCTCCCGCGCTCGCGCATGGTGCACACCGAGCAGACGCCATGTCGGCGCAGGTAGGCGTTGTAGCGCTTCCGCGTGCGGGCCTCGGCTGTAGTCACGCGGCGGCCTCGCCGAACAGGCTGGGCGCGGCGGCCAGATGCTCGATGACCAGCTCGACGCGAGCGCCCTTGGCATCCGGCTCCATGCGTTCGAGCAAGATGCGGCGGTGCTTCTTGTCGTCTACCCACGCCACGCCGTTGAGGGCGTCGGACAGCACCTTCTCGCAGTTGCCCAGGTCGATGCACTGCACTGTGTCATCCCAGGTGTGCGGGTCGCGGCGCGCGCGCTTCGCCCAGTCCTGCGGCAGATTCGGGTACAAGCGGATGGTCAGCGCAATTCGCCCAGCATGCGGCTGGCCAATCCCTGCAGCCTTGGCCAGCCACGCAACCTCGGCCTTGTAGGCCTTCGCCTCCTTGGTCGGGACCATGACGGCATGCCCCTTGATGATCACAGCGCGCCAGTAGCGGTTCGAGCTGATCGGGTACGGGAGGGTGAGGTGGATCATCGTGCGGCCTCCTGCAGCTGCAGCCGGGAAAGGGTGACGTTGAGGGCGGCCAGCTCGTCCATCTTCATGACGAGCCACATGCGGCGCTGGCCGTGGATGCCGTTGAAACTGCCCTGGTGGCAGTCCTTGCAGAGGGCCACGGTGGTGAAGTGCTGGCCTTGGTTGATGTGGTGGGCGTCGCTGGGACCAGGCCGGCTACAGACGCTGCATGGCAGGAGCTTCACTGCGTCCACGTGGCGCTTCTCGGCCGGGGTAAATGCCTTCGAATTCTTGGTCCTCACGCAGCCACCCCGGGCGGTAGAATCCGTTCCATAAACAGGGGACGGGCATGAAGCAGGGTCGGACGGACAGGGATTGGGCAGTTGTCGCAGTTATGACGTGCGCCGCAGGTGGTCTTTTCGTTTGGGCCCTCATGAGCGAGTCGTCTCACCTCTCGGCCACATTCAAGAAAGACCTGCCTGCCTGGGTGCAAGCGATCGGAAGCATCGCGGCGATCTGCGTCGCGGTAGCTGTTCCAGCCTGGCAGAGAGCGCAGCAGCGCAGTGATCAGAACTTGGCCGCGATGCTCCAGGCCAAGAGCATGGCGCTCGCGCTGTTTGAAGCCACAAATGCGTTCCGAGACCTCGCCGAATTCAATCTTCGACTGCTCAAATCGCAGGGTGCCATGTATGACGATGGCTATCAGGCGTCGCTTCCAATTCCAGATGACCTGCTTGACTCCAAGCGCGAGTTGCACCTGATGGGTGAGCCCGGCGGGCGTCTGCTTCGAGCGCTCTACTACACCGCCAAGCTCAACGGTCTTAGGGACCACAGCGATATTCTGTGGCGCGATCTGTATCCCGAGGCTAAGGACGCCCTGGTGATCATTCTGGAAGAGACCGATGCCGCTCTGGTCAGCATGCACGAACTGCTGAAGTAGCATCACGCCACCCTCCTGTTGAGCCCAGCCATGTTCCAGAACTCCGCGCGCACGTCGTCGAGCATCACGTGGGTGTAGTGGACGCCGATGTATTCGGTCAGGCCGTCGAACAGTTCCTGGAACCGGGCCTGTTCCATCTCGTCGAATGACAGGCTCTCGGCGCGCTTGACCGGGATCGTGCGGATCTCCGGCAGCACACCGGCCAGCACCGTGCGGGCGCCTGCACCCAGCAGCGCCTCGCAGGCGTCAAGCACCGCAGCGATGACCGGTGTGGCATCCATCTCGACGGTCTCGCAGCACACGTTGGCGTCCAGCTGCAGGCGCTTCACCGCGTCGTGCGCGTCGAGCTGCTCCCAGCCATCGACGTTGTCGACCATGAGGTGGCCGATCTTGTGGATCAGCCGGTGCTGCCATTCCTCGCGCGGCTGCTTCAGCTCGCCGCGGATCTCCCGGCCCACGCGGAACTTGCGATCACGCAGCAGGCGCTGGTCGACGGCATTGGCCGGCACCAGGGCGCCCACCAGCTCGCCGGTGTTCGGGTCGATCAGCTTGGCCACGACCAGGTAGATCGGGCGGCGCGCACGCTTGGCGCGGATCTTTTTCGCTGCCGCAGTGAGGGTCATGCCGCGACCTCCCCGAGTTCGTCGGCAGCACTGCGGTTGACGTAGGACGTCGACCCGCCGTGCCAGGTCACTGGCACCACACCGATGTTGCCGTGGCGGTTTTTCACCACGTTGATCTCGGCCGCGGTGCGCTCTGCCTGGGGATTGGACAGGTCGCGCCACAGCATCATGATTTGGTCGGCTTCCTTCTCGATCTCCGAGCTGTCGGCCAGGTGCTTCATCTGCGGCCGCTCTCCATCGGCCTCGCGGTTCACCTGTGCCAGCGCCACCACCGGGATCCGCAGATCGCGGGCCAGGTTCTTCAGGCTGCGGGTGATGCTGCCCACCTGCTGGTGCTTCGGTGCGCGCGACATCGATGCGATCTCGATGCGCTGCAGGTAGTCGACGTAGAGCGCGCGGATGCCCAGCTGGTGCTTCCACCGGCGGGCCTCGCGCACCACCTCGGTGATGTCCGGCGATGGGCGATCGTGGATGCGCACCGGAAGCGCGCCGTACTGCTCAGCGGCGTGCAGCAGCGAGCCGACATCGTCGTGGCGGAACTTGCCGGCACGCAGTCGGCCAACGTTGACGCCCGACCCGGCCGCCAACCAGCGCAGGCCGACCTGGTCGGCGGGCTGCTCGCCAGAGATCAGGCCCACCGCCCCACCCTTCGCGCCGGCGGCAGTGGCGCCGAGCAGGAAGCCGGTCTTTCCCATCGCCGGACGGGCGCCAACGATGATCAGGTCGCTGTCGTGGAAGCCGCCCAACGCCTCGTCCAGGTCGAAGATGCCGCTGGAGACGCCGATCAGCTTCCCACCGTTGCGTTGCGCTTCCATGGCCTGAGCCACAGCAGCATCGAGCGCCGACTGCGAGGTGTGTTCGTAGCTGCGGTCGGCGGTGTGCAGGGTCATCAACCGCTGGATCGCGGCGTCGACCGCGTCCTCCTGCCGAGCCTGCGCGCCTTCCTGCAGCTCGCGGGCGATCGCCAACGCCTCACGGTCGCGCCATGCGGCCAGCAGGATCGACGCTTGATAGGCGGGCTGGCTACTGGGGTACAGATCGCGGTCGACGCCGATCAGCATCGCCAGCTCGCTCAGTCGCGGGCTGCCCATGCGGTCGGCCACGTCCGAGATCGTCACCGCGTCCACCGGCTTCCCGCCGGCGTCCATGCTGCGGATCAGCTCCCACAGCTGGCCGTGCGCCTCGTTGCCGAAGTGACCCGGCTGCAGCGGCATGTCGGCGATGCTGGACGGGCGGCACATCGCCGTGTGCAGCACTTGGCGCTCGACCTGGTGGATGGCGGCGCGATGGTTGGCTTCGACGGTCGTCATGCGCTGAGCCTCGGCAGTGCGCCCTTCTGCGGTGCCGGCGCAGCACCCGGCCGCGTCGGCGCTTGGTTCTGCGCGCGGCTCAGCCAGGAATTCACGAACCGCATTGCACCGCTACGGGTTTTCCGGTTCTTCGGGTTGGAGATCGTCCAGGCCTTGATCGCCCGCAGGGTCTGCATCACGTCGATGGCCGGGTACAGCTCGGCGAACTCACGGACCTGGGCCTCGGTGATTTCGAAGTCCTTGCCGTCGTTCAGCAGGAAGCTGACGGCCACTGGCGAAGCAGGCTCCGGTGGAAGCAGGTCAGCAGCCGGAGCCGGCTCGGCCGGCGCAGCGCAAGTGGTTTGGTTTGGGTTCTCTCTGGGTTGGGTTGGGTTGGGTTCTGTTTGGGCAACCGTTGGGGGAACCGTTTCAGAAACCGTTTCTGCAACCGTTTGGAGAACGGTTCGGTAGTCGTTACCCAAGTGCTTGACGTACTTCAGGATTGCGCCGGCAACGCGGGCCTTTGCTTCCCCTTTTGGAAGCGCCTCGAACTCCGCCATGCGCGCTGCCGCCACGTTGCCGTTGGCGACCTTGTTCCAGCGCAGGAATCCGGGCAGAAAAACAACCCCTTCGAAACGGTATGCGAAACCGTTTCGAGACAGTTCGGCAAACCCTTCCGAAACCCTTTCCAGAGACCACCCGAGGTCGGCCATCACGTAGCCATCCGGGCAGCGGTAGCAGCCCAGCCCGTTCGAGTGGGGGCCGGTCATCAGGTAGGTGGCTAGCAGCTTGCCGGCGTCAGTCCACTCTTGGGCATCCTGGCTCTGCCAGAACGCGCACTGGATCTGTCCGTACTCACGCATGGGACACCCCCATCCGCTGTTCCATGGCCCGCACCTGCTCCGGGGAACGTGCCAGCACCGAAGCGCGCAGTTCGCTCCACAGGCGCCGCAGTGCCAAACGGTCGCCACAGGACCGGGCAACCCGCATGGCAGCCGCAAGCTCGCGGATGCGACGCTCGCGCTGCTCGTCCGCCAGGTTGATCGTGTTGGCGGTCATGGCCACTTGACCCCCAGGCTCTTGGCCAGCGGCTCGATCGCCGCCACCAGCTTGGTGAACTGCGCGATGGCCTCCGCGTGCTGCGCCTCCGGCGAGATCAGGTAGCGCTCGACCAGGTAGTGGATAGGCGTAACGTCCTTGGTCTCGTCGACGTAGCGCTCGAAGTCATCGATGGACAGCCCGCGCGGCTTGCCGCTGCTATCGCAGCCGGCCAGCTTCTCGCTCAGCTTCGACGGGGCCATGTCGAGCCGGCCGGCCACTGCCGTCACGCCCGCGCCGGCATACACCTGGGTCGCGATGTGCTCACGAAGCGAGCGGCTGCGGGCCACCGCGTCGTCGTAGGTAATTGTTAGGCTTTTCATGCAGTTATCCCGTGGGTGGGAATGCCGGGGTCAACGTGTTCCCCTGCGTTCCCCTGACTGGTTCTGAAAATGGCCGCATCCCCAAATCGGAATGCAGCCCTGTGGCGAAAACGAATCAGCTGGCCGGAGCCAACGTCCTGACGCTCATGCGAATGGGTGGGAAGTGGTTCGTGTTGAAGCGGGTCGGCGAGCGGGTCGACGTGCGGCCGGTTGGCCAGGTGGTGCGGCAGCGGCGGCGCCGGAAGGTGCACGGGGTGGTGATCCCCTTCCCTGCCCGGGCCGGCCTGTGACCGGCGGGATAGGCGCCCGTCTGCCGGTAGAGTTGGCGGTGCGACCCAACCCAACTACCACCGGAGACAGGCATGGACGACTTGGAGTACACGACGCGGCTGGGCGGATACATCGCCGCCCACCAGTTACTGATCGTGGACCTGTACAAAAAACTCGACCTCGGACCAGGGCACATAGACGCGCTCACCGATCGTTACCGGACGCTGGTGGCGGCGAAGGACGCCTTGGCTGGCCACACATCGGACATGCACTGGGCTGGATTCCAAGCCGCGATGGACGAGGTGCGGAAGGCCCTCGCCCAGAAACAGCCGGGATAGCCAGGCGCACGAACAGGTCGGCCACCACCACGGCAGCGAACAGCCGCAGGTTGTGGTTCGGCATGTCCATATCAGGCGGCGGCCTCGGCTTCCGGGGTCTGCTGCTCCACATCGAGCGGCGCCGGGCCGAACACGTCGGTTCGGGTGACCCGCGTGTACGGAGGGATGCCCCGGTACTTCCAGTTCTGTACGCGCTGCGTGCCCTTGGGCATGGCAAAGCCCAGTCGTCGGGCCACTTCGGCGGGGCCACCGAGCTGGTCAATCAGCTCGGAATCCTTGTGCATGGTCGTGGTTGGCTGGTTCATGCCACAGATTAAACGTCATGTTTATTCCGCAGTCAACACGACGTGTAACAACGCCATGTTTAGGCGCAGGACAATGCCGCATGGCTGAAATGCACCCTTCGATGAAACGGCTCTACGCCGCCGCCGCTCACCTCGACTCGCCCATCCGCGGCCAGTCAGCCGTGGCTCGGGCGTTGGGCCAGTCGCCGCAGACGCTTAAGAACTGGGAAAGCCGCTCTACCGGCGTCTCCGCCGCAGGCGCCAACAAGGCGCAGCAAATGCTGGGCATCAACGCCACCTGGATACTCGAGGCACAGGCCCCGATGCTTATCGGTGGTCCTGGTCCTGGTCCTGGTCCTGGTCCGGTCTCCGGTTCTGCGACGGAACGTGACTATGTTCGCGTTCAGCAATTGGACGCGGAGGCAGGTATGGGCGACGCAGTAGAGAACGTCGATTACCCGGAAGTGATCCGGGCCATCGATTTCGAACCCGGCTACATCCGGAGCATCGTTGGCTTCGTGCCTGCACCAGGACGGTTGAGGCTTATCACAGGCAACGGGGACTCGATGCAGCCTGTGATCCAGCCGGGGGATGCCGTGGTGGTTGATACCGGAATTACTTCCTTCGACGGCGACGGGATCTACCTCATCAACATGGGCAACGGACAACAGATCAAGCGATTGCTGGATCGGGGTGTGATCCATGTCGCCAGCGACAACAAGAGCTATGGCGACCCGTTCCCGATGCCAGATGGAACGTTGATCGGGGGGAAGGTGTATCTGCGCAACAGGATCGAGCGTTTCAACTGAGAGAGGGAATTTCCAATGGCTTCAACGAGATTGCACGCATGGATCATGGCCTCTGGCTGGCGAAGATCGGCCGCGATAGCCGTATGTCTGTGGATCGCCTTAATCGTTGTGCTTGCGGCTTGGAGCGCGTTCGACAACGACGTCGAGCTGTACGACCGCACGATGTTCGGCCTTCTGCTGTGCGGTGGCCCTGTCGTTTTCGTTAGCGTGATCTACGCGGCTGTGCTTTCGGGAAAACGAGCCTTGAAGTGGATCTTTGCCCTTGGCTTGGCAGTTGCGGCAACGCTTTCCGTTTTGGCATACAACCAGCACCAGCGCGATGCAGCCTCCGCCCTGAATCGCTCTGCCGAAATCCATTCGCCGCTGGTTGTAGATGACCAGTGGCATCCCATTTGGAACGCTATCGAAGACGAACGCAGGCAGGGGCTTAGAGACTCTGGATACTCTGAAGAAGTCATCGACAAGGTTGTTCCCAAGGCAGCTACCTCCGCGAGTTCCGACACAAACCCCTATCTGGAAGCTGCCCGACGCCTGCCCAATGAGAGGCGGGATGCGCCCGACAACCCGGTCGATGACAAACACTTCGACCCGGGACAGCTCTCCCAAGGTGAGTAGACGCCCGCACCAACCCGCCTAGGCGGGTTTTTTTTCGTCTGATCGACGCCTGCCAACCACCATCGTTAAACATCATGTTGACACAAGAATAAACACTGTGTTTAAGTAGCCCCGTCGGCCCACCCGGGCCATCCAACGGGGTCACCCATGGCAGTCCGCACCGCAAACGACCTGGCCCGCGCTGCTCAGCGCAGCCACGACGGCCGCGCACCGGCCGAACCGAACGACGAGGCCTTCCAGTTCGCCTGCGACCACGTGGCGGCGGAGCTGGAGCGCGAGGGCGACGTCGCCCCGCTGGTCGAGAAGCTGAGCCAGGCTCGGCACGTGATGACCCACCTCCTGTCGCAGGAGGTTCCGGCCCACCTGTTGCCCCACTTCCGCGAGCTGGCCGACCTGGTCCGCGACATGTCCCGCCGCGTGGACGCCTCGATGAAGGATTTCGAGGCCGGGCACCTGGAGGACGCGGCATGAGCGCTCCTGTCGATGTGCTGGCCGTGCTGGATGCCCTTATCGAGTCCACAGTTCGGCTCGCAAACGGTGAGCCAGTCACAGGGGATGCGGCCACCGTTGCTCTGGCAGAGCGCACCCGCGCCGCAGTCGCCGAGCTGATCGAGGCGGACAAGCGGATCGCCGAGAGGGCGCGCAGGAAGGCCGGCGGCGGCTGGTGGATGATCTCGAACGAGGACATGACCGCCCAGCGCACAGCCCTCGCCCGCGTCAAAGGCGGTGCCCGATGACCGCCGCCGAACGCGAGGCGCACTACAAGGCGGTGCTGCTGACCGTGAGCTACGGCGTGGCCTTCTGCATGGGCGTCGCGTTCGCTGTTGTGGTGCAGGCGGTGCTGTCGTGAGCGCCCTCGCCCGCTCGCTGTTCGTTGCCTACAGCCTCAACACCGGCAACAGGCCCGACGACCACTACAACCGCTCTGCGGCAGAACAGTGGATGCAGATGGCGCTGGACGAATGCGGCGTGACCGAGGTTCTGGCCGCCGCGCACGCATCCCTTGCAGCCCGCGACCTGGCCGACCAGCTGGCCGCCGACGACCGCCTGCGCGCCGCTCTGGCCGCGTGCGAGCCCACCGACACCGATCACAACCGCGAGGCCGTGGACGGCCTGTGCGTGGAGGAATCTGACAATGGCGTTTAACGTTGAGAAGGACTGGACCACCGAGGCCGGATTGCGCGCGGTGGTGATCATGACCGATCGCGGCCATCGCTGCGGCTACGTCGCGCTTCCCAAGGAACACCGACTCTACGGCATCGATTACAGCAGCTTCGATTTCGAGATCGAAGTGCATGGCGGCATCACCTTCACCGGCGGTGATGAGGAATATCCGGTCCAACACGACGGGATGTGGTGGGTTGGTTACGACTGTGCTCATGCCTGGGACCGTCCAAGCGACGAACACCTTGAACAGCAGCGCCTGAAGTACCCCGACAAGCCATACATGTGGGACGACCGCGCTGACGGCATCCACCGCGAACTGCCCTACTGCGAACGCGAGTGCGAGCAGCTGGCAACCCAGCTGGCCAACGCCCCGCAGCCACCGTCTTCCAAGGTTCTTGCGGCTCTTGAACACGCACGCGAGTGGATCGTTGAGGCGGGCGAACGTAAGCGCATTCCCAACGATGGAACCCTGGCGAGGATCGACGAAGCGATCGCCATCGCCAAGGCCATGGGGAGCGCCTGATGCGCTTTCTGACCGCTCTCGGCTGCCGCAGCTGGCGCGACTTCGCCGCCTGCCTCGCCTGCTACGCCATCACCGCCGCGCTCGCTGCCGCCATGTGCTGGCCGCTGGCCTGGTCCTGACTTCCCGCCGGCGCGGCCGGCTCCTACGAGAGGCACCACCGATGTTCCAACTCGATCAACACGATGCGGTGTTCTCGCATCTGAACCTGCGGAAGGAAAAGCACGGCGACGAAGACGCGGCCGCTGCTGACCTGAAGTTCTCGCTGAACGCTCCGAACACGATCCTCAACACCATCGACCCGGCCATCCTGCCGGCGTTCTGGAAGAAGGCCGACAAGGGCCAGCAGCAGAACCTGCCGATGGAGGGCAGCACCGACCTGGTGGCGCTGAATCTGCCGCTGCTGGGCGAGCAGGACATCACCGGCAAGTTCGAAGGCTACGAGCTGTCGATCGGCTCCCTGATGGACCACATCGAGCCGGTGTTCTTCGCCGACGCCAAGGTGAAAAAGATCACCTGGAAGCCGCTCGAAGGCGGCAGCGTGGCCATGGGCTTCACCGTCTCGGTGCTGCTGGACGAGGACGAAGACGCAGAGCTGATCTCTGCATGGCGCCGCGGTGAGGTGCGTCTGACCCTCACGCCGCCGAGCGCCGCCCCGCAGCAGGCCGACCTGGCCGCGTAACGAATTCCCCCGCCCTCACGGGCCCCGCGCCGGCCGGGATTCCACGACGCCGGCATTTATCCAACGAGAGAAAAGGGATTTGCCATGTTGAACATCAACGAAGAAGAACTGAAGGCCGGGATCATTTCGCAAGCCGCAGACCAGATCGTCAGGAAGGATGAAGACCTGTCCGGCATGGTTGCGAAGGAAGTGGCCAAGCGCATCAACGCAATCTTTGTCGATCGCGTCGAAGCGCAGATCCAGGCCGCGATTGATGCCGCAGTGAACAACGCGTTCGATGAAGAGTACCAGCGAGTTACGCAGTGGGGTCAGCCCGACGGCCCGTCGACCACTGTCCGCAAGCAGCTGGAGAAGATTGTCAACGGCTACTGGTCCGCCAAGGTGGATGCCAAGACGGGCAAGCCCGCCACCAGCGACTACTCCAGCGTGACCCGCGCCGAGTACCTGATGACCACGATCTGCGCCGAGGACTTCAGCACCGCGATGAAGCAGAGCGCTCTCAACGTGACCGGCGCGCTGAAGGATGGCCTGCGCAACCAGATCGGCAAGCAGATGGACGGGATGTTGGACGAGCTGTTCCGCATCAAGAGCCTGCAGGACCAGGGCAAGGTCGAAAAGCCCTACTGAACCCCGCAAGGACGCACCCGCCCGCCCGGCGGCGGCTCCGAGAGCCGGGCACTTACCCATCGCGCAGGGATCGATCGTTCCCTCCGTGGCCCCGGGATGACGGGGCACCCCATTCCCACATCGCCGGCCGTGCCGGCCGGAGACTTCATCCCATGAATGCCCAGGTACAGGAAGGCCAGCTCGTCCCCGAGGAGGGTATGGCCGCGATGATCAACCGATCAGAAATCGAGCAGCAGATCAGCACCGCCCGCCGCTTTCCCCGCTCGCTGAAGAAGTTCCGCGACGAAGCCATCCAGATGGTCACGCTCAGCCAGAGCATTGCCGAGCAGTGCGTGTATGCCCTGCCCCGTGACGGCAAGACCATCGAAGGCCCTTCTGCCCGCTTCGCCGAGGTAATCGCGTCTGCGTGGGGCAACAACCGCGCCGGTGCTCGCGTCATCGATGACAAGGGCGAGTTCATCATCGCCCAGGGCGTATTCCACGACCTGGAGCGCAACGTCGCCATCACCTACGAGGTGCAGCGCCGGATCGTGGATCGGCAGGGGCGCCGCTTCAAGCCAGACATGATCGGCGTGACCGCCAATGCTGCCTGCTCCATCGCGCTGCGCAACGCGGTGCTGAAGGGCGTGCCCAAGGCCTTCTGGGAAGACATGTACGTCGAAGCACGGAAGGTGATCATGGGCGACATCAAGACGCTGGCCAACCGCCGCGCCGATGCCCTCGCCCACTTCCAGCGCTTTGGCGTTACCGCCGAACAGGTCTGCGCGAAGCTGGGCGTGGCAGGCATCGAGGACATCGGCTTGGAGCACTTGGTCCTCCTGCGCGGCATCGTCACCGCCATCAAGGAAGGCGACACCACGCCGGAAGATGCCTTCGCCGCAGAAGGTGCGCCTGCGCCGCAGAAAAAGACGCTTCCCGCCTACACCGATGAAGCGTTCGCCGCAGCCCTGCCGCAGTGGGAGGCTGCCATCAAGGCCGGCAAGAAGACGCCCGACGCGATCATCACGATGGCGCAGACGAAGGGCGCGCTCAGCGATGCACAGCAGAAGCAGATCCGCGCACTGGGCGAGAAGCCGGAAGGCGAGCAGAAGCCCGGCCCGGCCGTCGCTGAGGAGGTGTCCGAATGATCACCGTCGACCTGATCCAGGGCACCCCGGAATGGCATGCCCACCGCGCCGCCCACTTCAACGCCAGCGATGCGCCGGCAATGATGGGCTGCAGCCCTTACAAGACCCGCAGCCAGCTGGTGCGTGAGTTCGCCACCGGTGTGGCGGTTGAGCACGACGCTGCGACCCTGCAGCGCTTCGCTGACGGGCACCGGTACGAAGATCTGGCCCGGCCGCTGGCCGAGACCATCATCGGGGAGGAGCTGTACCCCTGCGTTGGCGTAGACGGCAAGTTCTCAGCCAGCTTCGACGGTCTGACGCTGCTGGAGGACACCGCGTTCGAGCACAAGTCGCTCAACGAAGACCTGCGGCTCGCCATGCACGACGGGAATGATGACCTGCCGCTGCACTACCAGGTGCAGATGGAGCACCAGATCTTGGTCAGCGGCGCTGAGCGCGTGCTGTTCATGGCGTCGAAGTGGTCGGGCGACGAGTTGGTCGAGGAGCGCCACTGCTGGTACATCCCGAATCCCGAACTGCGCGCCAAGATCGTCGCCGGCTGGGCCCAGTTCGAGGCCGACGTTGCTGCCTACGAGCCCCCGCCAGCGGCTGCGCCCGTGGCTGCCGGCCGCACGCCCGACCAGATGCCAACCCTGCGCATCGAGGTGACCGGCATGGTCACCGCTTCTAACCTGGCCGAGTGGAAAGAACAGGCCATCGCCGTGTTCCAGGGCATCAGCACCGAGCTGATCACCGATCAGGACTTCGCCGATGCCGAGACCACCGTGAAGTGGTGCGGCAGCATCGAGGAGCAGTTGAAGGCCGCCAAGCAGCACGCCCTCAGCCAGACCGAAAGCATCGACCTGCTGTTCCGCACCATCGATGCGATAGCCGAGGAAGCTCGGTCGAAGCGGCTGGCGCTGGAGAAGCGCGTCAAGACCCGCAAGGACGAGCGCCGGACTGAGATCGGCAACGCTGCGCGCCGCGCTGTGCAGCAGCACGTGCTGGCGATCAACGAGACCTTGGGCGAGCACGCAATCCCGATGCCGACCACGCTGGTCGCTGACATCGGCGAGGCGATGAAGAACAAGCGCTCCTTCGCCAGCATGCAGGAAGCCGTGGACGCGGTGGCCGCCAACGCCAAGATCGACGCCAGTCAGTACGCCGACCGGATCCGCGCGAACGTGGTCATCCTTGCTGGCCATGCCGAGCACGCAACGCTGTTCGCCGACCGCGTGCAGCTGTGCGCAAGCAAGGCGCCGGAGGATCTGCGCAACCTGGTCGCGGCACGCATCGCCGAGCACCAGCAGGCCGAGCAGGCCCGGCTGGACGCCGAGCGGGAGAAGATCCGCGAGCAGGAGCAGGCCAAGGTACAGGAAGCGGCGGCTGCAGCCCAGGCGGCACAGGTCCAGCAGGTGCCGGTTGCGGAAGCAGCACCGACGCAGGCCGAGCCTCCCACGGTTTCCAGCGCGCCGGCGGCAGGTGCAGCGCCGCGGCAGATCGTCCGGATCAAGCTGGGCCAGGTTGTGGATCTGATCGCACCGCTGAAGATCGACGCTGAGGGCCTGCGCCAACTCGGCTTCGAACCGGTGGCCACCGAGCGTGGATCAAAGCTCTACGACGCCGACCAGGTCGACGCCATGCGCGCAGCCATGATCCGCAGCCTGCAGCGCCCGCTCCCGCAGATCAACGCGCAGGCCGCCTGATGGACGTGACGATCTACCCCAGCCACGCCAAATGCCTGCGCCGTGCCGGCCTCGCGCGCGCCCAGCTGTTCGCCCATGTGATCGAGGGCAAGCGCTACACCACCGCGCAGGTGGCCGAGATCCTGGACATATCCCACAGCGCCGCATACGAGCGGATCAAGCGGCGCCCTCACCCGCTCACCTGGGAAGGCCTGCGCGGAGATCCGCCGGCATGAAGACCTGCACGAAGTGCGCGGCCCGGCTGCCGCTGCGGTTCTTCCCCCTGATCAAAGGCAAGCACACCGCCGCGTGCGCGCCGTGCCGGAACACCGAGCGCCGCCTGCACGACCCGCTGCGCCCCCTGCGCCGCGATCCGCTGCAGGTGCGGCTGAACAACGTGGCGTGCACCTGGTTTGGCCCTCGCGAGCCAAGCCCGTCTTGGAGGATTCGATGAAGAACCATGACATCACCGGCCAGCGATTCCATCGACTGACCGCTATTCGACAGGTCGGGAACGATCGATCCGGCAGTGCCAGGTGGCTGTTCGCGTGCGACTGCGGCAAAGAGACCACCACTCTGGCAACGCACGCCCGCTCTGGTCACACCCGTTCCTGTGGCTGCCTGTGGCGGGAATCCACCACCAAGCATGGCGAGAGCCGGTCGACTGAGCACCAGACCTGGCGCGGCATGCATGCCCGCTGCACTGACCCGTCTGCAACTGGCTGGTCTATGTACGGGGCGCGCGGCATCAAGGTCTGCGACAGGTGGAGCTCGTTCGACAACTTCCTGGCCGACATGGGCCGGAAACCGTCGCCCGAACTCACCCTGGACCGGATCGACAGCAACGGCGACTACGAGCCCGGCAACTGCCGCTGGGCAACGCTGGAGCAGCAGTCCACCAACCGCCGCGACAACCTGCACCTGACCTACCAGGGCCGCACGCAGACCTTGTCGCAGTGGGCACGCGAGATCGGCATCACCAGGTCCGGCCTGCACTACCGCCTGAAGCGTCACCCGGTCGCGGTAGCAATCGGCGCCGGCAAGAGGATCACCCGATGAATTCAAACCACAACCTGTGGCACGGGCCGGTGAGCCGCGTGCTGCTACGGAGCCACGCATGAGCAAGATTCCCGCCACGAAGGAAGTGACCAGCGCCGCTGAGGCGTTGGATGAAGCAATCACCAAGTTGAAGAAGGCCGAAGATGATTACCTGAAGGTCAAGGGTCTCGGTCAGACCGGCTACAACGTCAGCGTGAATGGGGTACAGATCGCTGTAGCAGTCATGGACCCGATCAGCTACACCGGAAAAGTGGTCCGTGGCAGGGAAATGCTCCACCTCGGCGCACTCAAGGCGATGCAGGGAATGATCGACGCCTGGAAGGCAGAAGTAGTCCGGCGGCGTGCGGTACTGCGGCAGCTGGCGGCTGACCTCGCGGAGGCCGTATGACCAGCATCCACGTAAAGCCGCTGTTCGACACACCGACCCGGCAGCAGAAGGAAACCGAGTCGCGCACGATCGCCGCCGACCTGGAGCGCTTCCGCAAGGCTGGCGGGAAGATCGAGATTCTGGGCATCACCGCGATCGACAAGGCCGGCATCAGCCGCCGGCAGGTCGTCGAGGGTGGCGCTGATCGGCGCAAGGCCGCGAAGGCAGGCAAGCCATGAGCCGCCCCGTCACCCGCCGCGCGCCGCAGCGTAACGGCGGCTTCTCCTGGGGCCGCTTCCCGATGGGCAACACCGGGATCGTCTGCTACCGCCTGTTCCGCCGCGACCTGACCGGCGCGGTGCACATCCAATCCCTGCACTTCTACCCGCACGACCAGCGCCCCGCCGTAGCCCTCGCCCTGCGCGAGGCGTGCCACCGGCTGCGCGATCGCGTCGACGAACTGGACCTTGCCGCACTGGGAGTGACCGCATGAACACCGAACGCATCGAGAAGTTCGTCAACGCCATCGCCTGCGACCTGGAGGAAGGCGGGTTCCGGCAGGTCAGCGGCACCACGCTGCGCCGGACGCTGGCCACCGCCGTGAGCGCTGCGCTGCCGCTGCTGGCCGATACCGGAATTCCGGCATCGCAGCCCGCAGCGCTTGCCGAGCAGCAGGGGGCGGAACTTCCGCCGCCGCCTGATAAGGTCGTAGTGGATAAGCACTTGCCTACGGGGGTATGCATTTATGGATATACCACGAAGCAGATGCAGGACTACGCACGCGCTACCCTCGCCGGAACTGGCAAGCAGCAGGTTGGCGAGGTGCAGGGGAATGCGCTGGTAGGCGATGAAATGGTGCAGGCGTTCAAGGCTGCGCTGTCGCATGCGCAGTTGCCGGGGAAGCCGCGCACGTATTTCCTGAAAGACTCGGAACTGCCCTCGATCCTGCGGGAAGTCCTCGCCGCGCGCCAGCCGGGGGCAGATGAGCCTGGTTCGCCGATGGCAAAGATGGCCGCAGCACTTCGAGAAAAGGCAGCAATAGAACACACGGAGTATTCCCAGCGCGTGCAATCTGGCGAATGGGGCCCTATGCCGGAAGCTGGGACACAGGCCGACTTCTGTCGGTACTGCGAGGGTTCGGGCTGGGATGGAGAAAGCCGAAAGACCAAATGTCCAGCTTGCTCCGGAACGGGCATGCCCGTTCCGCCCGCGCAGGGCATCGACCTTGGGCAGCTGCGCAGCCAAGTGCTGGGGCTGACTCGGCGCGTGGAGCCGATCAGCGGACAGCGATTCTCCTATGTGCAGCTGGATGACGTGCTGGCCCTGATCGACCAGAGAGATGCAGCGCCGGGGGTGGGCAATGGCTGACCTCGCCGTCCTCTGGCTGACGAAATACCTGGTGTTCGCGCTGATCGTCGCCTTCGGCCTGGGCGTCCTGTGGCTGCTGGCCGCTGCATGGCGCGCCGTGCGCTGGTGCTGGTGCCGGGCCGCAAGGCTGGTGTCACATGGCTGAGCCGATGCACGATCACCGCGTCACCGGCCGCGAGCTGGCCAGCCTGTCCGGCGTCGACATTGAGCGCGCTCGGCCGGCGACGGTGCGCACGTGGGAAGCGCGCGGGCTCGCCCTGCAGGCGCTGGCGCGCGGTGACATGGACGAGGCCGAGAAGATCATGGCCCATGCCGGCGGTGCTGCATGAGCGCCCAGCTCTTTCCCCGCGAACCGCGCCGCATGAAGCAGCCGGCCAAGGACGTGCTGCGCGAGCAGCTGTCCACCGCAGCCGACCGGATCATCGAGCTGTCGGCCGAGAACCACGCACTGCGGGAGGCGATGCAGTCCGCCGCCGCCCACCTGTTCACCGCACTGCCGGACCCAAGCACATGAACCTGCTGACCACCGACAAATGGCTGGATCGCTACTTCGATGCCTCCAGCCGGCCCAGCGTTGCCACCCTGCAGCGCTGGCTGCGCGATGGCAAGATTCCGGGCAAGAAGGTGGGCGGCACCTGGTTCATTGATGAACACGCATGGCTCGCCGACGGGGACGACCTGGTCGAGCGGGTACTGAAAGCAGGATAGGAACAATGTCACCACGCAAGCGCAGCGCCGGCCGGCAAGGCTGGCCCGACAACCTCTACCCCAACAAGGGTGGGTTCAAATACCGCCACCCCATTACCCGGCGCGAGACGTTCATGGGCCGGGACCAGGCCAAGGCGTTCGCCGCGGCCAAAAAGCTCAACGCCATGCTGCTGCCGGGTAACGACCTGGTCGACAAGGTCATCGGCTCGCGCGAGACGGTGGCCGACGCGATCGCCGTGTTCCGCCGCGACGACGTGCCAGGCCGCAACTGGGCGCCGAAGACCGCCGAGGTCTACGAAAGCGTCATCCGGCGGACCGAGGCCGGCATCGGCAGTCGCGCAGTGGAAGAGGTCACGGTCAAGGATTGCGCCGAGTTCATCCGCGGCGTTACCGAGTCCGACCGCGCGCGCCAGCAGTTCCGCCTGGTGCTGGGTTGGATCATGGCCTGCGCGGTGCAGGAGGGCTGGATCGACACCAACCCGGTTCTGGCCACGCGCCGGTTCCAGCACGAGCGCAAGCGCGCACGCCTGACCAAGGAGGTCTACTCGGCGATCTGGGAAAAGGCCGAGCCGTGGTTACGGCTGGCGATGGACCTGTCACTGGTGACGCTGCTGCGCCGGGAGGACGTGGTGTCGCTGAAGTTCTCCGACGTGCGCGATGGCTTCCTGTGGGTGGTCCCGCAGAAGACCGAGGGCACCACGCTGGTGAAGTTGAAGATCAAGATCGGCGACGAGCTGGCCACCCTGCTCGCCCAGGCACGCGACACCGTGCTGTCACCCTACGTGGTGCATCGCCTGCCCGATCGTGCGCGGCCGTCGGACAAGCGCGCAGCGGCGCGGCAGCACCACACACAGGTCATGCCCGAGCAGGTGACGCGAGCGTTCCAGGATGCGCGCGAAGCGGCAGGCATCACGGGCGACAACCCGCCCAGCTTCCACGAGATTCGTAGCCTGGGCGGCGCGCTGTTGAGCGAATCGGGTTGGGCCATCGAGCAGGTGCAGGGGCTGATGGGCCACACGTCCACGTCCATGACAGAGCACTATCTGGAAGGTCACGACATTCCCTGGCAGGAAGTGCAGACCGGCAGCGTGCTCGTTCGATAG